CAGACGTTAAATTTATTATGGATAATTTATATAAATCCAACATATTTAGACTTGAAACTGTGAAAAACATATCAGCAGGTGTGTCATTTTACACTATACAATTCTACGGCAGAGAAGATGTATGAGGAGGTACAACATGGATTTGGAAAAAAGAGTGACCAATCTTGAGGATAAGGTCGATTCCCTCATCAAGAAGATTGATAGGGATAAGATGTATAGCAATGCAGATGTCAATGGTCTGAGGGTTGGTGTGGCTAATGTCACACCATATACCGAGACCAAGACTGCATATATTGGAGACACAGAGGCGGTGTTCACATACAGTGGTGCAGGATGCCTGTCTGTCTATGTAATGGATAACAATGGAGAAGTTCCTGCACACTCTATCAAGAGAACACAGGATTTCATTGAGGTGGCTTTTGATGAGCCACTTGAGGAAGTAACAACAGTAACAATATCAATCAACTAAGGAGGACAAAAAGATGAAATATTATGTTGTAGTAGTTCAGCAGTGGACACAGGAAGGTGCAACCGCACCAACAGAATCAGCCAAGGTGACAAAAAAGAACACCTATGATGAGGCTCTTTCATTATTCTATGACAATCTCAAGACTGTTGCAGACACATCAGCCTATAATTTCCTTGATGCCAAGATTATGCAGTCTGATGGCGGTATTATCAAGCGTGATACATACGGCAAATACATTGAAGTTCCACAGGAGTAATCAGCAGGAGCAATTCTGTTGACATATATTTTTCCCCTTTTAACTGAATAAGGTGGTGGCAGGTGTGCAAGTTCCCTTTTTCCCACGCATCTGCCATTGCCAAAGGAGTAGAAATGAAAACGATCATAATTATTGCGGTGGTTATATTGGCAATCCTGCTATTGTCGGCAGGTCTTGCAATTATAAATGCCGGAGAAGGTCAGAGGTGGGTTGATGATTAAGGTATTCGGTCAGACAGACAAGGTATTCACATCTAATGGTGATATAGTGCTGAGACCACTCAAGGCTAAAGTTCATAAGAAGGACAATGGTGACTATTATCTTGACTTAGAGACATCACTTGACTATGTTGACTATATACTTGAGGGCAACATTGTGACTGCGAACACTCCAACCGGAGACCAAGCATTCCGAATTGGCAACGTGACCAAGTCCAAGACCAAAATTGTCACCAAAGCCTATCATGTATTTTATGATTCTCAGAATTATCTCATTGAAGATGCATATGTTGTGGACAAAAATGCAAATGATGCACTGAATCATCTCAACGCATCCACAGAGCCTCAGAGCGAGTTCACAACCTTTTCAGACATTGAGACCATAGATTCATATAGATGCGTGAGAAAGTCTCTCTATGAGGCTATACAGGAGGTTGTGGGCAGGTATGGAGGTCATCTTGTGCGAGATAACTTCTCAATTGCCTTGATGGAGTCCATTGGACACGATAATGGCATCACAATTCAATACAAGAAGAATCTCAGAGACATATCATGCCAAGAGAATTGGTCAAATGTGGTGACAAAACTCCTGCCTGTTGGCAAGGATGGGATTTTGCTCAATGCAGTCAATCCGGAGGCAAGTGTTTATGTCACATCAGAAAGGCAATATGCTCTCCCATACACAAAGACAGTTGCATTCTCACAGGATGATGTCAATCAAGATGATTATGAGACTGAGGAAGAGTACACACAAGCCTTGGTTGATGATTTGCTTGCACAGGCAACCGCATATGTTGAATATAACAGTGTGCCACAGGTCAATTACACTCTCAAGGCAAATCTTGACAGGGTGACAGATATCGGTGACACAGTTGAGGTGATTGATGATCGCCTTGGCATCAATATGATGACCAATGTTATAGGATTTGAGTATGATTGCATCTTTGAGAAATACACAGAAGTTGAGTTCGGCAATTTTTCCAACACATTGAGTGGATTTGCCAACAAAATCACATCAAGTGCGGAAAAAATAGCCGGAGAAAAGGCTCAGTCAATCGAGGACAATATCATGTCCATCATGACAAGATCATATGTTGTATATGATGGCTCTCAGATGTTCATTCTTGACAAGTTGCCCAAGGAAGATGCAGAGAATGTCATCATCATCACATCTGATGGCATAGGATTCTCACAGACAGGCATCAATGGAGAGATAACAAGCAAGTGGGATATTGATGGTAATCTTACATTGGCACAGGATTTGGATGTTACCGGAGACACATCTCTTGCCAATCTGTCAATTGCAGGAGATGAGGTCAATGATTTCATTGTGGCAAGCGGTACAACAGACGGATGGAAGTACACACACACACAGAAGGGGCATACAAGGGCAAGACGCATGGTGTCAGTTGATAGTGGCACATTATCTTGGTCATCATTCAATGGCTTGAATATGGCTCAATTTACAGTGTCATATCCGATTTCAAATCCTATTGTGACTGCAACCTTGGCAAGTTGTCCGGATATCGGATGGATTGCAAGTGTGGATGGCGATACATTCACCATCATCCGAGAGGGTACAACAGGCACATTCACAGTGAATATTGAGATATCAGATTGAGGCAGGGATATTCCTGCCTCTTTTTTTATTGCTTTTATGTATCACCACAGTTGCACAAAATAAACAACAAAAATGGAAAAAGTTTGTCTATTCTGCACCCTTGATATATACAACTATGGTGATATAATTAAATAAAAAACGCACTACACAGGAGGACACAACATGAAATATTACTACAACAACACACTCATCAGAACATCAAAAACACACAAGTACACACATGCAGTCATCAATGAAGTGGGAGGCAAGGTCATCTGTTATGGATGCTCATCATCTAAGGCAGGAGCAGAAAAAATCAAGAATACAGAGATTTCATATTATCAAAGACGCATTGCAAATGGTCAAAACGCACTCAAGGCTCTTGATGCAGGCAAGAGCGGATATTATTACAAAGATGGTAGACACACAGAGTTCATCAAATTTGAAGATCATGATAGAGAATATTATGAGAGATACATTGATGAGGCTGAGCAAGCAGTTGAGAGATACAACAAATGGCAGATAGTAGAGGTTGAGGAAAGATAAGGAGAGGAGGCAAGAGCCTCCTCCGGATTGGAGGAAAATATGAACATTGAAATGGTTTACTCAGAAGAGCGAAAGACATGGAATCTATTTGTTGATGGTGAATGGTATGCAGAGGGTACATATGAGCAGATGGAACAGATGCGAGAGAACATCATTGCATGCAGATTGGAGGAAGAGAGATGATGAGCAACATGATCATTGAGATAGTAAAAGACAAAAAGGGATATACATTTTTCAAGCACATAAATGGACGCAGGATTCATGAGGATGAGTGCAACAACAGAATGTTGTTTGCCACAATGGAAAGGATAACAAGGTATTATAATAATGCTCCGGACAAGATTGATGTTGTGTTTGTTATAGGAGAGGAGAAAGCACGATGAATACAGACGGATGGAGCAATGAATCTAAGCAGGAATTAAAAAGAAGATATTTGGAACAGGCAAATCAAGCCAAGGACAGAATTGCAATGATTGCAATGGAATTGGAGGATGCAGGATTCAAGAGAAAAGCCAAATCAGCATGGACTCTTGTGTATCAAATTGAAACATGGCAAAATAGAGACTAGGGAGGTGCTGAGATGTATCATAGCAGATTGAAATTTTATAGAGAAGAAAAAGGGATGACACAAGCATCTCTTGCAGAAAAGAGTGGAGTCAGCATCAGACTGATTCAAGCCTATGAGCAAGGTTACAAGGACATAAACAAGGCACAGGTGGTCACTGTGCTACAAATAGCAGAGGCATTGGAGTGTGATGTGTATAATATCATCAATCCGAGGGCATAAACAAAGGCAGGAGCGAATCCTGCCTTTTTTGTCCACAATAGCCTATTGTTTTAATGATGGGAAATTTTAGGCAAATTTCCAATATATTGTGATATCCTCCTCATCAATCTCCACTTTATCAATGAGTGAATTGATTAAGAGCCGGAGTCTCTCATGATCTCCGGAGTCAACAACATCTCCAAAAGACTCCACAAGCCCAAGAGCCTCATCCGTTGACATCTTGGATGCAGTTGGCAAGGTCTCAAGTTCATGCTCAAGTCTCTCTTTCCTCTCCTGCAATGGCAGGATTTTGGATTGCAACTCATCCACAGAGAAGTTGCCGAGACCATACAAGTCCATAAATCTCATCTTTTGAGCGTCTATCTTGGCGATTTCAGCCATGATGATGCTTTCCTTATTATCCTCCTCAGACTCATGGCATTCATAAATGAATGATGGGTCTTGAGCAAGTTTCCGAATCTCATCAAGGACAATTGATTCAAGTTTTGAGACTGACCATGTTTTGTTTTTACATGATGGGTCTTTGACCATTCGAGGGTTGTATTTTTTTCTGCTATAACAGATATAATATTCATAGCCATTGTAGCAAGTCACAGTATATTTGGCATGACAGTGTTCACAGTATATGAGACCGGAGAGCAATCTCCGAGGCTTGACAGTTTGATATTTCTTTTTCTCATTGTTAAATATGGCAAGGCTTGCATTGTATGTCTGCTCACTGATGATTGGAGTGTGTGTGCCTTGGTATACATCATCACCATGAGTAATCATGCCACAATACAGGGGATTGACAAGACATGTCCGGATTCGTCTTGGTGTCCATGTGCCATATTTGTGAGCATATCCTTTATTACCAAAGATGATGGAGATTTGATTTGCATTTTTTCCATCTTGATATAGTTTGTGCATCTCTCTCAATTGCATTGCCTCATAGTCATTCACAACAAGATGGTCATCAACATAGTTGTAGCCAATAGGCACACATCCTCCTCCTCTCCATTTGCCATCCTTGGCTCTTCCATTTTTGCCCATTGCCATCCTCTCCTTGATTTGCTCTCTCTCAAGTTGGGCAAACACAGACAAGATGCCAATCATAGCCTTGCCAAAGGGTGATGATGTGTCAAAGTTTTCAGTCATGGAGATAAAATCAATGCCATTGGCAATGAAATGATTCTCAATCAATTCAAGGGTGTCTCTCTGCGATCTTGACAGTCTATCAAGTTTATAAACAAGAATTGCCTCTGCAACATGCCTCTCACAGTCTGCCATGAGTTCTTGCAGGGCAGGTCTCTCCATAGATGCACCACTATGCCCTGCATCCACATATCTCTTGACTATATTCCAATCATGAGCCTTGCAAAAGGCATCAAGTCGGTCAATCTGTTCATCAATCGAATAACCTTCTCTTGCCTGCTCTTGAGTTGAGACTCTTACATATATTGCAACATTCTTCATTTTGTCACCTTCTTCATATAGTCAATCAACACATCAATTGCATCAAGTAATACAGTCATATTTGATTCTGACATTGGCTCTCCATCAAGGGTGCAATGTCCGGCATTGGCTCTCAATTGGTTGAGAGTGTCTCTGATTTCATTTGTCATTTGTCACTCCATTCTTAGATGATAAAAAGTCAATGTATTGACATACATTGTCAACATCAGCCTCCGACATCTCCAACATCTTCTTATAATATGCCAATAAATGATAATTCCGAGGACAATGAGGGATTGCCTCAATGAAGTATGTTGGAGGTACATCAAGAGCATCCGCAATCTTGATGAGAGAAGTCTGATTCACATCATTCTCATTCTTTTCAATTCTTGTGATGGTTGACCGAGTTTTATAACCAAGTTTCTTGGCAAGTTCATCTTGTGTCATTCCTAATTCTATTCTGCGTTGTTTTATTTTGTCACCAATCATGCCATTTTCTCCTTTCAATAAAGTTTTGTTGATTTAATTATAAAATATAGTTGACATATAATCAACAAATGTATATTATGGTGATAGTTGATAAATTATCAACAACAAATTATAGGAAGGAGGACACAAATGACAGGCGAAAAACTTTCAAAGGTTGTGGAGCAGTCCGGACTCAAGAAAAACTTTATTGCTGAGAAGTTGGGTATATCATATCAAGGCTATCTCAATAAAGAAAAAGGAAAGACGGATTTCACATCCAAGGAAATCAGCATCATGAGAGATTTATTACATCTCAGCAACAAGGAAGTGATGGAAATTTTTTTGTCTTGAGAGGTGATAAATAATCAACAAGAGGGTCAAAAAATGGTCAAACACATTTTGAAAGATGGCAAAGAAGTCAAGGACATAACAGGGCATGTGGTCAAGGTCAAAGATGTTCCGGTGGCTTATGAGGTAATCAGAAGGAGGAAAAATGGACAACAGAATAACTTATGAAGATATTGAGAGGGTAAATGGTGAATGCAAGACATCTCCAATCAAAGACAAGTCATATATTGAGGTAAATGAGCGAATCAAGGCATTCCGCAAATTGTTTCCGGATGGATTCATCAACACAGAGATAATCTCCAATGAGAATGGTGTTTGCGTGATCATGGCAGGTGTTGGAGTTTTCACTCCGGAGGGAGAGAAGAGATTCCTTGCAACAGGCACTGCATATGAGAAAGAAGATTCAACATTCATCAACAAGACATCATATATCGAAAACTGCGAGACATCCGCAGTCGGCAGAGCATTGGGAATGTTGGGAATAGGCATTGACACATCCATTGCATCTGCGGATGAGGTTGCAAATGCAATCATCAATCAGTCCGGAGGAACAGACACAAAGAAAGCAACACCAAAGCAGATTGAGTTCCTCAAGAGCAAATATGTTGGAGAGAATCTTGAGAAGTTGCTCAAGGCAAACAATCTTGAGAAGTTGGAGGACATGTCAATAACTAAGGCATCAGAGTTGATTGGCAAATTGAAGGGAGAGAACAAATGACAAACTACATTGACTATGTATTAGTTCAGCATGAGCAGAGCAACAAGCCATTCTTATTCATTGCACCTGCATTCTCAAGACTTGAGGATGGTGATGAGGTAATTGTTGACACCATTCATGGCAAGGCAAGAGGCAAGGTGTTGGCATCATCAACAATCGCCAAAGATGATGACAAGTTGATTGCTCTGATAAAGCAAGCAACAGGGGCTTATGGAGAAGTGAGGAAGGTTGTGGCAAGAGTAAGGACATTTGATTTGACATGGGAGGATGAAGAAGATGAGCGAATTGATATCAATTGTTGAAGATAGAGCATTGTTGAGTCCGGAGGTTGCCTCAAAGATTGCTAAGTGTGAGAGGCAAATCAAAGAGATTAAGGATGCAGAGGAAAGTCTGAGAGAGGCAATTCTCACAGAGATGGAATCCAAGGGCATCAAGAAGATTGAGACTGAGGAGATGACAATCACATATAAAGCACCATATGACAAGGAGAAATTTGAGGCAAAGCAGTTCAGAGAGGCATATCCGGAGATGTATGACGATTATGTGACCATCTCAACATGCAAGGCATCAGTGACAATCAAGTTAAAGGAGAAAGCATGAATGGATATGAGTATTGGCAAATAGATGGTCATGATCTTGAGTATATAGACGCAGACCATCAATACATTGTTGATGGCATATGTGTTCCGAGCATAACACAAATCCTCAAGATTAAGTTTGGCAATAAATATGCAGGAGTCAGTTCGGCAACACTCCAAAGAGCCTCAGAGAAAGGCACAGAGGTGCATGAGGCGATTGAGAGATATTGCAGAGAGGGTGTTGAGTCTGACTTGAAAGAATTGAGAAATTTCAAGTTCCTGCAAAAGCAATACGGATTCACAGTGTTGCAGAATGAAGTGCCTGTGATTCTGAGTGCAGATGAGCCTATATGTGCAGGAAGGTTGGACATGACCATGATGATTGGTGATTCATTCATCATTGGCGATATCAAGAGGACATCAACACTTGATAAGGAGTATTTAGCATATCAATTGAATCTGTACCGGATAGCCTATCGGCAATCCTATGGCATATGGGCAGATGCTCTCAAGGGCTTACATCTGAGAGATGATGTGCGGAAGTTTGTTGATATTCCCATCAATGAAGGAATGGCATGGGAATTGGTTGAGAAATATTTGGAGGATAAAGATGAATAAGGTGATTTTAATGGGCAGATGTGTCCGAGATGCAGAGGTGAAATATACACAGGATAGCATGGCAATTGCAAGATTCACATTGGCGATTGACCGCAGATACAAGGAAGGTGCTGAGCAGTCGGCAGATTTCATTCCCTGTGTTGCATTTGGAAAGATTGCAGAGTTCTTTGAGAAATATGGTAATAAGGGTGTCAAGTTTGCAATCGAGGGAAGGTGGCAAACAGGCTCATATACCAACAAAGAAGGTGCAAAGGTATATACAAATGACTGTGTCATTGAAAGGGTCGAATTTGCGGAATCTAAGAGGTCAGACGCAGGTGCTCAGACAGAGTCACAGGCAGAGCCTCAGACAGATGCAGATGGATTCATGTCAATACCGGATGGAATAGATGAGGAGTTGCCGTTTGTATGATAGGGAATCCGCAGGAGTGCATTTCATGGTTATTCAACCAAGACAGAGAGAAGTTATTCGAGATAAAAGAGCATAAGGAGAAAAGGTCTCTCACTGCAAATGCATATGCTTGGAGTCTAATTGGCAAGATAGCGGATGCAATGAGGATGTCAAAAGATGAGTGTTATCTTGAGATGCTCAAGAGATATGGACAGAGCGAGATCATCTCAGTGTTGTCAAGCATCAACATCCAAGGCTTTATCAAATATTATGAGCCGATAACAACCGCAACATTGCAGGGCAAAGAGTTCACGCATTACAAGGTATTCAAAGGCTCATCAGAGTATGACACAAGAGAGATGGCAATCCTCATTGATGGCATTGTCTCAGAGGCAAAGGCTCTTGATATTGACACATTGCCTCCGGCAGAAGTGGAGAGATTAAAGGAAATGTGAAGATGAAAATAGGCTTGATTGATGTTGACAACAGAGAAAATCTTGCCAAGTGTTTTCCGAATATATGTTTAATGAAAATATCGGCATGGCACAAAAGCCGAGGAGATTCTGTTGAATGGTATCAACCTATGATCAGTGGACACATGGACAGAGTATATATGTCAAAAGTTTTCACATTTTCTCCAAATTATGAATATTTCATTGATGCAGATGAAATCATTCGAGGTGGCAGTGGATATGCAATCAAGTTGATTGATGGTCGAGAGGTTTATGAAAAAGACCGAGACTTACCAAAGGAGATTGAACATATAATGCCGGACTATTCATTGTATTTCAATGATGAGGTTGATTTTAAGGATGGAAAATTGACAAGGCTAGGCGAAAAACACAGAAATACTGCCTATGGATTTACAAGTCGAGGTTGTCCAAGAGGGTGTGAATTTTGTCATGTCAAAGCCAAGGAAGGATTGTGCTCAATAAAGGTTGCAGATTTAGAAGAGTTTTGGAATGGTCAAAAATTTATTGAATTATGCGACCCAAACACGCTTGCATGTACTGAGTGGAGAGACATATTGCAACAGTTGATTGATAGCAAAGCAAGAGTCAATTTTAATCAAGGTCTTGACATTAGGATGATGACAGAAGAAAAAGCAACAATGATCAACGACATCAAAATCTCTAAAATTCATTTTGCATGGGATAGGTGGGAGGATAAAGATTTAATCACTCCAAAATTTGAATTTTTTAGAAAAATATCAAACATACATCCTCATAATTTGCAGGTGTATGTGTTATGCAACTACAACACTACACATGCACAGGACATTGCAAGAGTCGAGTGGCTGAGAAGTCATGGATATGCTCCTTATGTAATGATTTACAACAAATCTAATTTGCCACAAGGACACATCACAAGAAAATTGCAACGATACGTTAATAATAGATATGTCTTTTGGAAAGTTGACAAATTTGATGAATATAAAAAGGGAGAATGGAGATGAATAAATCCATTATTAGCAATGTAAAAGAGTGTTATGTGTGCAAGAATCCGGAGAATCTCCACAGGCATCACACCATCTATGGCAGAGGCAGGAGAGCACAGTCTGAGAAATATGGATGTTGGGTGTGGTTGTGTCCATACCATCATGACATGTCAGATTTGGGTGTGCATAACAAAAACAAGGCTCTTGATAAGGAGTTGAAGGAAATAAGTCAGCAAAGATGGGAGGAAATTTATGGCTCAAGAGAGCAATTCATTGAAATCTTTGGAAAAAGTTATTTATAAATGCGGTCAATGCAGGTTTTTGAATGGCGAAAAGAAATCCATAGGATATGGTTGCACAAATCCTGCAAGGACATGGAGGAGCAACACTGCCATGTATCACCAAAAGTCAACAAAGGCTTGCAAGATGTTCCAAATCAAGGCAATTGAGATTCCCATGAAACTGCCAAGCCTCAATGAATACATCAATGTGTGCAGATTCAATAAATTCAAGGCATCAAAGTTCAAGAAAAATCTTGAGAATGACATTGCATATTATCTGCAAGGTGTTCCGAGATATACAAAGCCTATAAAGATTCACTTCCATTGGGTCGAGGGCAACAAAAAGAGAGATTTGGACAATGTTGCATATGCGAAAAAGCACATTCTTGATGCAATGGTAAAGGCAGGAATCCTCAAGGATGACAACCGGAGATGCGTTGTTGCATTCTCAGACACATTTGAATATGGCAAAGAGACAAAAGTGATCATTGATATTGAGGAGGTACAGGATGGATATATTGAAGAATTATGAATGTGATGGACAGATGGACATCTTTGAATATGAGAAGAGCAGAGCAGGGCAGATGACCACTCTTGAAACAAGAGCAGAGTCAAATGAGCAGGTGGACAGGCAGAAAAGATATTCACAGATTGTGGAATGTCTTAAAACATCATCAGCCAATAACCATGGTGAAAGGATGGGCATGACTGCAAAAGAAATTGCAGTGATGATGATGAATAAAGGTTATATTCCGTCTGCGGAAAGAAATTTCACTGCACCAAGGCTCACAGAGATGTCAATCAGTGGCATTGTTGAGCCAATCGGCAAAAAGAAGTGCAATTGGACAGGTCACAAGGTCACAGTCTACGCACTAAGGGAGGCATAAATGGCAGAGGCAAAAAAATACTATTGGTTGAGACTCAAGAGGGATTTTTTCAAGAGACATGACATACAAATCATTGAGGCAATGGAGAATGGCAAGGACTACATTCTTTTCTATCTCAAATTATTGTGTGAGTCCGTAGATCATGAGGGCAATCTCAGATTCTCCGACCAAATTCCCTATAATGAGCAGATGTTGGCAACCATAACCAACACCAACATTGATGTTGTCCGGTCAGCAATCAAGATATTCTCACAACTTGGCATGATGGATGTGCTTGATGATGGCACATATTATCTCCATGAAGTTGAGAAAATGCTTGGATTTGAGACTGAGTGGGCAAGGAAAAAAAGAGAATACAGGCAGAGACTAATTGAGGACAATCAGAGGACATCTGAGGACAATGTCCGACAAGAGATAGAGAAAGAGATAGAGATAGAGAAAGAGTTAGAGATAGAGAAAGATAAGAGAGTCAACTATCAGCAAATTGCTGATATGTATAATGACACATGCGTGTCATTCCCTAGAGTCTCATCACTGTCTGATGCAAGGAAAAAAGCAATCAAAGCAAGACTCAAGACATACACTCTTGATGATTTTGCTCTGATGTTCCAAAAGGCAGAGGCATCCTCATTCTTGAAAGGTGGCAATGATAGGAATTGGTCAGCCAACTTTGATTGGATGATAAAGGATGCGAACATGGCAAAGATTCTTGATGGCAATTATGATAACAAGTCCGGTCATCTTGATAAGTCATACAACATGATGAGCAGTTGGGCAGAGGAGGAATAAAATGGCAAGAAGATTGACAAGAGAGCAAAAGCAAAATGTCATAGTGGCATATATAACATTGATATTGATTGGAATCATCTTGATATATTATGTGGCAACCGAGTCTCCATCATACACACAAATAGAGACATATCCGATTGATACCACAGTTGAGATGGAAACATTTGAAAGCACTCAGCCAACAATCGAGGTCAAGACATTAGTGAATGAGAAGGATAAGGAGTTGCTTGCTAAGTTGATAGAGGCAGAGTCCGGTGCAGATTGGTGCTCAGACAGAATGCAGTTGTATGTCGGCTCAGTTGTACTCAACAGGATTGACAGTGATCAGTTCCCAAATGACATGGAATCGGTCATCTATCAAGAAGGGCAATATTCAACCGCAGGATGTATCAACTATGTAGAGCCATCAGAGAGGGCAATCAAGAATGCAGAATATTTGATGAAACATGGTGCAGTCCTTGATGGATATGTGTGGCAAGCAAATTTCTCACAAGGGTCTGATGTGATACAGGTTGAGAATATGTACTTTGGGAGGGAATAACATGACAAATCAAGACAAATTTAAGGAAGTATTTGGATTCACTCCGGACAAAGACACATGTGTGGCTCCTCAAAACATGTGTCAAGTCATGGGATTCCAATGCACAACTCATAAGGGTGAATGCGTGTTCCATAATTGGTGGAACAGAGAATATAAACCTTGTTTCGAGTTAAAGGAGGGCATCAATGGATGAGGTTGTAATTGCTTTTGATTGCTTGGTTGTTGTGGCATCAATCAGAGCATTGATTGAGATATGGAGGAGGAGCGAATGAGACTGATAAATCTTGGTGATTATTATTATATTGACGCAGACAAAGTTGATGCCATTGATATTGATTTGCTCACAGGGAGGACACAGATATATGTGGGAGGCAAGTGGAGATTCTGCACCATGATGCCCATTGATGAAGTTGTTGAGAAAGTCCGAAATGCCGAGGAGAATGAGCAAGATCATAGAGACAGAGAATGTGAAACATGCAGATATTGTGAAGTTCCGGCATATGAAGAGCCTTGCAAGTCTTGTATGAGGAATCACAAGGACAATTGGAGGGCTAAGAAATGAAGAGGAAAAGTTTATGAAAAATAGTGAAATAATCGGCAAGTTTTTTGGATTCATTAAAGTGGAATTTGGCGAAAAGATAGACATGAGGGCAATCACTGTTGAGACAGAAAATGGTGAGAGGGTCGGTCTCTTTGATTGGTTTGACAGACAATATGAGAGACAACTTACAAATGGAGACATGATCAAGTTGTTATTTCCGAGAGGATTTTTTCTGCGAGGTGATTCTCCATTCAGTGATGGTTCACTAGAGAGATTTTTTCTTGATGATGATTTGGGCGATTTCTCTCACATGGAAGTATCTGAGAAATGGTGGAATGCACCCTATAACACAGGAAGTGAGGAATAAATGAATTGTGAAGATTGTGAATATACCGATATAGCCGATTGGGAACAGGATAAAAAAACAGGAAAAGCAACGGCTATACTTTGGTGCGAAAGATACAGAGAGTTTTGTTCAGATATAAGCGAATGTCGGTATAAGACAGAAAGAGAGGGCAGTAAATGACAAAAAAAGAGTTTGCCACATTTGCAATGGCTCTCAAGACATATTATCCGAAAGAGAATCTCCTGCCAAATGAGCAAGCAATGGAGTTGTGGTATAGACAGTTGCAAGACATACCATATCAAGTTGCAGAGTTGTCACTCAACAAATGGGTGTCACTCAATAAATGGTGTCCTACCATTGCAGACATCAGACAGATGGCTCGTGAGGTTACACAGGGAGACATTCCGGATTGGTCAGAAGGATGGGAAGAGGTTTGCAAAGCAATTCAAAGATTTGGATATTATAGACCGCAGGAGGCAAAGGAATCACTCTCTCCCATCACTAGGCAGGTGGTTGAGAGAATGGGATATACACATTTGTGCATGAGCGAGAATATAACCGCAGATAGAGCCAATTTCCGAGTCATTTATGAGGGAATGGTTGAGAGGAAACAAAAAGAGGCACAGATTCCGGAGAAGTTGAGACTTGCAATCAACCAATTAATGCAAAAAAGTTTGATAGAGGATAAGGAGGATAGGACATGAGCACATCAGTTACAATCACAATGATCATCTGCATAACAATCATTGCAGTATCATTCATCAGAAAATAGTGGAGGGGAATACAATGATATGTGTGGAATATGAGGATTTGTTGAGACAATATAAAAATACTCAGACTGCCATCAATGATGTCTTGATGGAAAAGGAGAGACTATTTACCAAGACTCAGCCAAATGCCATCAGATATGACAAGGACTCAGTCCAATCAAGTGTGGACAGTACAATGATGGAGTCCTATGTCATTGCTCTTGATGAGAAAGACATTGAAAAGAGGCTCAAGCATCTCAAGAGCATCCTCAAGGACAGAGAGGAGTTGCTTGCCATCAAAGAGAAGGAATTGAGGCAGAGCAGAGACAAATGGGATGAGATATATTGCCAATTCAAGTTTGACGGAATCAGTCCGGAGAAGATTGCAAGGGCAATGGGTTATTCTAAAAGTCAGATTTATCGCATTCTCAGTTCAGTCACATCATTCTGAAAAGATGCGACAAAATGCGACAAAATGCGACAAAATATGTGCTAATATATAAAGTGGATAATAAAGAGACAGGAGCAGAGCAACATCTGCTCCTTTTTATGTATATGGAGGGAAGTCATGAACAAAGAATGGTGGAAATATGCAGGAATCAGAGCAGGAAAGACAGTTGCACAGACTGCGGTTGCTATGATAGGCACATCAGTGCTCATCTCTGATGTCAATTGGTTAGCAGTGGCATCAGCATCAGTATTGGCAGGAATCCTGTCATTGCTTACAAGCATTGCAGGCATTCCGGAGGTTGAAAAGTAATGTCTGAGACTGTTATTGTTGCAATAATTTCATTGAGTGGCACTCTCTTTGGTACATTCGGAGGAATCATGGCAAGCAATAAGTTGACCACATATCGCATCAGTCAACTTGAGGCAAAGGTCGAGAAACACAACAATGTTGTTGAGAGAGTGTTCAGACTTGAGGACAATGACAAGTTGCTTGCAGAGAAAATCTCAGTTGCTAATCACAGAATTAATGATCTTGAGGCAAAGGAGGCAAAGAATGAAGGGCATTGATATCAGCAATTATCAGAAGGACATAAACCTTGCAAATATTGATTGTGATTTTGTTATAGTCAAAGCCACAGAGGGCAAGTCCATTGTGGATAAATCCTGTGACAAATTCTTTCAACAGGCGAGAGCGTTGGGCAAGAGCGTTGGATTCTATCATTTTGCTCGACCGGAGTATAATGATGCTCACACAGAGGCTCAGTTCTTCTATGAGAACACAAAGAATTATTTCAGACAGGGCATTCCGATTCTTGATTGGGAATCCAAGGGCAAGGCTAATGTGGCATGGGCAAAAGCATGGCTTGATGAGATATACAATCTCACAGGTGTGAGACCAATTATATACATGTCATCAAGTGTGACACGCACATATGATTGGAGCAGTGTTGCTAATGCTAACTATGGCTTATGGGTTGCCAAGTACAGAGATTATGCAGTCGATTATAACTATGACATGAGCAATGCAGGGAGCAAGCCATCAATCAAGTGGTGGAAGTTCTACGCAATGTGGCAGTGGACATCAACAGGCAGGTTGAATGGTTACAGTGGCAATCTTGATTGTGATGAGTTCTATGGAGATGTGAAAGCATGGAATGCATATGCAGGTATAACCGGAGAACAGAAAACCTATACAGTCAAAGAAGGTGACACAATCACATCCATTGCTAATCAGTGCGGTATATCTGTTGATGACATAGTGAGCAAAAACAATCTGATACAGGTTGGACAGGTGCTCAATGTCTGAGGAGGTGTCACATGGAGATATCGGACACAATTATTGATATGGTCTCTGATGACTACAAGGAAAGATTCAGAGCGGAATATCATCAGACAAAGATAAGATATGACCGACTCAAGACCATGCTTGACAATTGGAAGGCTCTCGATTTTGTACCTGTCTGTCCTAGAGAGTTGCTTGAGAGACAGGCAAATGCAATGAGAGATTATCTTGACTGTCTCAAGGCAAGGGCAGAAAAGGAAGGAATCAAACTGTGATATTCAAAGCATGTTCTAAATGTGGGAGAGTTCATCCAATCAGTTATGATTGCAAGGTCAAGAGAATATACGAACACACAGAGGAATCTCAGTTGAGGAGTCAATACTCTTGGACACAGAAGTCTAAAGAGATCAGAGAGAGAGCAAATCATCTGTGTGAAGTATGCAGGGATAAAAAGATATATACATGCAATGGTCTTGAAGTACATCACATCACCAAGGTGAAGGATGACAATTCATTGCTATTAGATAACTACAATCTAATATGCTTATGTGTAGAGCATCACAAGCAAGCAGACAGAGGAGAGATTGATGCAGAATATCTCAGACAACTTGCAAAGAAGAGAGAGGATGCTCAATAAATTTGTATATGGTGGAGAAAGAGGTCAAGAAAGAAAAAAATCTCCGGAAGATATAGGGAGGAAAATCCCCCCTACCTTTTGAGATGATTTTTTGCAAAAGATTCAAGACCACGCACCCATATTCATATACAAAAATGATGAAAACACATGAAATTTTTGGAAAAACCGCATAAAAAGGCTATAAAACAATGAAAACACCACTAAAAAGGTGTTTTTTTCTTGCAAAAATGCGAGAGGGTACAACAGGCACAACAATGAGATGAAAGATTAAGAGGTGCAGAGATGGCAAGAGAAGATTTACAGTCACAAGCCGAGGAGATTCTGAGGATGGCACAGGAGTCCGGTCTCCAAAGCAACTATTTTTTTGTAACAACATTTGAGAGATATCAAGTGCAATTGCAGATTCTTGATGATCTCAAGCAAGCAATTGAAGAGGAGGGCATGCTTGTATCAAAAGAGTATGTCAAAGGCAGGAAAAATCTGTATACAAATCCGGCAGTGAGTGATTTCAACCGGACAACAGATTCAGCCAACAAGACAGTAGCAACACTGTTGAGAATCATCAAGAGTTTTGAGTCAGAGCAGGCTCAAGAGGAAAGCGACCCACTAATGTCAATAATCAATGGTGGTGATTCTGATGACAAATAAAGCCCTTGAATATTGCAGGCTTAATGTTAAGAAAAAGACAACGCCCTATTATGTCAAATTGCAGATGAAAGATTTCATGGCAATTTGTGCAGGGAAAAATAAAAAGTACATAGTCAGTGAGAAGAAGGTCAAGCAGGTTGAGAACATCCTCAAGATTCTTGTGATGCCCAAGGGATTGAAAGCAGGGCAATCATTGTATGAATGCACAACAGGATATCAGTGGTTATTTTATATAGCCATTCTGTGTGTGGTACACAGAGCAGATGAAAACAAGAGAAGATATGAGACAGGTGTGCTTGAGATTTGTCGAAAGAATTTCAAGACATACACAATCGCCACAATCTTCATCATCCTATTTCTGACAGAGCCAAATTTCTCAAAGTTCTACTCAGTTGCTCCGGATGGAGCATTGTCAAAAGAGATCAGAGAGGCAATGTCAGAGACAATCCGCTCATCACCAATGGTGTATGAATACAAGGACACAAAGAGATTCAAGATTCTGAGAGACTATATCATGTTCAAGCCTACTCAGACGCAATATATCCCATTGTCCTACTCAACATCAAGGATGGACGGAAGAATGCCAAATGCATTCATTGCTGATGAGGTCGGTGCATTGCCGATTTCATATCCAATTGATGCCATGAGAAGTGGTCAGATAAACATTCTCAACAAGTTGGGCTTTATTATCTCGACCAAATATCCGACAATCGACAATCCGCTTGAGGATGAGGTCAGTTATTCCAAGAGGGTGCTTGATGGCATTGAAAAGGATGAGACAAGATTCTCACTGTTATATGAGCCGGACAACACAAAGGATTGGGAGACAGATGACTTGATTCTGCAACAGTCCAATCCTGTTGCTTTGGAAGTTCCGGAGATATGGGATGACTTAATAAAAAAGAGAGCCTATGCAATAGCGGTGGAATCCGCAAGAGAGAATTTTGTGACAAAGCATTGCAACATCATCTATCAAGGTGTTGGCACTGAGACATTCATTGATGTCAAGGATGTGCAGGCTTGCAAGGTTGCCAATATAGATTGGAAGGGTCGAGTTGTTTATATCGGTCTTGATCTATCTCAGACAGATGACAACACATCAGTCTCAATGGTGACAGTGGATGATGACAACAATGTGCTTGCAGATTCATATGCATTTATTCCGGAGGGAAGAATTGAAGAAAAGCAAGCCTCTGAAAAGGTTGATTATAAAAATCTTGCCAAGACCACAAAGGTCATTGCGTGTGGTGATAGGGTTATTGATTATGCAGTTGTAGAGGATTTCATCTTGGGTTTAGAGGGGCGATTAGGTGTCCAAATTCAAGCGATTGGCTATGATAGATGGAATGCTCTTTCAACCGCACAAAAGTTGGAAAAGGCAGGATATAACATGGTTGAGATTCGTCAGCATTCATCTGTGTTGCATCCTCCGACTAAGAGACTTAAAGAGAAGATTCTTGCAGGAGAATTTCAATATACAGAAAACAAGTTGCTTGAGGTGAATTTCCAAAATGCTAGATGTGCATATGACACCAACCGCAACATGTATGTCAACAAAAAGAAGTCCAAGGGCAAGGTTGACATGGTTGTGAGCATGCTCAATGCCATGTACTTGCTTGAGCAGGATGTATTCCTCAATCAAATGGATTTTGTAATTCAAACATTCTAAAGGAAGGAGACAGAGATGGGATTCTTTAATTTCCGCAAAAGAGATTCAGAGCCTCAACAGAATGAGCAAATTGTTGATGATGTGCTATTACAGGCACTACTCAATGAGGAGACCATCACAAGAGAAAAGGTGCTGACATTACCATCTGTCAATGGAGCGGTGGATTTCATCTGTAATGCAATCGCATCAATGCCTGTTAAGTTATACAAGGCAAAAGATGGCAAGGTTGAAGAGCAGTACAAAGATGATAGAGTCCGGATGCTAAATGGTGATACCGGAGACACCCTTGATGCATGGCAGATGAAAAAAGCAATGGTCGAGGACTATCTCCTCGGTCAAGGTGGATATTGTTACATTCAGAAGTCAAGGAATGATGTCACAGGTCTTTTCTATGTTGAGAGCAGATATATTGAGATATTCAAATATTATCAGCCTATCCACAAGCAGTATCAGATATTGGTGATGGGTGAAGAGCACAAGCCTCATGAGTTCATCAAACTGTTACGCAACACAAAGGATGGTGCAAGCGGTGTGGGCTTGACTGCACAGGTGTCCAAGGCATTAGAGACTGCATATCAGACTCTATTGTATCAGTTGGGCATGGTTTCATCCGGAGGCAACAAGAGAGGATTCCTCAAGACTAGCAGGAAACTTGGACAGGATGAAATAAATGTGCTCAAGAGAGCATGGCAGAACATGTATGCAAACAACAATGAGAATGTTGTTGTGCTCAACAATGGGCTTGAGTTCCAAGAGGCATCCAACAGTGCAGTAGAGACTCAGTTGAATGAGTCAAAAAAGACATTGCAGGATGAAATCAATGCACTCTTTCATATATATCCGGATGATTTTGAACGGACATTCAAAGAGGCAATATATCCAATTGTCAAAGCATTTGAGACTGCTCTCAATAGAGACTTATTGCTTGAGAAGGAAAAGAAAAACTATTTCTTTGAGTTTGATGTGAAAGAGATCATCAGAGCATCACTCAAGGAAAGATATGAGTCATACAAGTTGGCTAAAGAGACAGGATTCTTGACTCTCAACGAAATAAGAAGAGCAGAGAACATGGAATATATTGAAGGTCTTGATGTTGTCAATGTTGGTCTTGGAGCAGTTCTCTATGATACCCAAAAGCATGTGTACTACACACCCAACACAGACACAGTCGGTGACATTGGAGATGGAGAGACACAGGAAGAGGCAGAAGAGACTCCTCCCTCAGAGGAGCAGAAGGAACAGGAGCAGAAAGAGAAAGACATGCTCCTTGGTCATGAGTTAGCAAAGGAATTTGATGAGTCCGGCAACTCATCTGATGCATAGGAGGTGAAGAGATGCAGATAAGAGTCAAGGGAGACAGTGTTGAGATAGACGGATATGTGAATGCTATCGAACGTAAAAGCAGACCATTATGGTCAAGAATGGGTCAGTTCGTTGAGAGAATTTGCAAGGGAGCATTTGCAAAGGCTCTTGAGAGAAATGACAATGTCAGAATCCTGCTCAATCACAATCCGGAGAGAGATTTGGGAGGTCAGAAGGATGGCAACCTTGAATTGAAGGAGGATTCAATTGGACTCCATGCAAGAGCCACAATCACTGACAGAGAAGTTGTTGAAAAAGCAAAAAATGGTCAGTTGGTTGGATGGTCATTTGGATTCTATGACAGAGATGTCCTGTGTGGACAGGATGAGAACGGAATGCCTCTCAGAGATGTGAGGGATTTGGATTTGGAGGAAGTATCATTGCTTGATGATACCAAGACACCTGCCTATGATGGCACATTGGTGATGGTCAGAGCAGATGAGTCCTCAGTATATTATGGAGAGACATTCGCTGATGAGATTCAAATCAGAGAAGAGTCAACCGAGGATGAAGAAGTGCCTAAACAACAGGAAACTGTTGAAAAAAATATCAACTATGATGAGTGGGATTCCCTCATCAAAGACATGAAGAAATAAGGAGGAGACAAACATGTCAAAGATTCTTGAAGAGAGAAAAAATGATTTAATTACAAGAGCCGAGGAAGTTCTCAACACTGCTAAGGCAGAAAATAGAGAATTGACAGATGCCGAGGCACAGGAGTTAGCGGAGATCAAGGATGATGTTCGCAGAATCAAGGAAACATTGAAACTTGATGACGATTTCAGAGAGATGCTTGATGGAGAAAAGAAACCGGATGAAGAGCCGGCAGAAGATGAGAGAGCATGCGGAGAGGAAGAGAAGAGGTCTCTTGAGAAGAGAGAGGCTGATGACAGAGCAATGTTCGAGGCTTACATCAGAGGCACACTCAATGAGAGAGCCAACAACATGACAAAGGATGCCAATGGAGCAGTTATCCCTCAGACAATCGCAAACAAGATAATCAAGAAGGTTTACGATATCTGCCCTGTACTTGAGAAGTCAAGCAAGTACAACGTTAAGGGAACACTTACAATTCCCTACTATGATGAGAGCACAACCGCAATCACTGTTGGATATCAGACAGAGTTCACTGCAATCACATCCGCAGTTGGACAGTTCACATCTCAGATATCACTCACAGGATTCCTTGCAGGTGCTCTTGCCAAGGTTTCGAGATCACTCATCAACAACGCACAGTTCAACATTGTTGACCACATTGTTGATATCATGGCTGAGCATATTGCAAGATTCATTGAGGATGAATTGCTCAATGGTACACAGGATAAGGTTGCAGGTCTTTCAACACTGACAAACAGTGTGACAACCGCATCCGCAACCGCAATCACTGCTGATGAAGTCATCAAGTTACATGACAAAATCAAGGACAGATATCAGAACAATGCAATGTGGGTAATGTCATCAGCAACAAGAACGGCTCTCAGACTGCTCAAGGATGAGATGGGTCGCTACATGTTACAGGATGATATCTCACTGCCTTTTGGAGTTTCACTCCTTGGCAAGCCTGTATATGTATCTGATAACATGCCGGAGATTGCAACAGGTAACACAGTTATCTACTATGGAGATTTCAGTGGTCTTGCAACAAAGTTCAGTGAAGAAATCAATATACAGGTGCTCAGAGAGAAGTATGCTGATGAGCATGCGGATGGTGTCATTGGTTGGTTTGAGTTTGATGGCAAGGTTGAGGACAATCAGAAACTTGCAAAACTTGTAATGGCATAAGAAGGAGATCAGCATGAAATATAGAGCACTAATATCATTTAGTGGTCTTGTTTCTATGAGAAAAGGCGAGGTCGGAGAAATCTCCGACCCTACCATTTCTGAGGATTTGCTCAAGGCAGGTTATGTTGAAGAGGTAAAGGCTGAGAAGTCTGAGCCAAAGAAAGCCGAGCCTAAAAAGGCAGAGCCAAAGAAAAAGACTGCTAAAGCAGAATAATACACATCAGTTGTTTAGGCAAACATACTCCTCATTATAAGGAGGAAACAATCATGAATGTTATTGAAAAGGTCAGTGATATCACTGCACAGGATTTGGCAGACTATCTGCGAATTAGTGAAGTGACACAGGATGATACAAACACTCTCAACACACTCTTGGATGTGGCAACCAACTATGTTGCACAATACACAGGAAGGACAGTTGCACAGTTGGATGAATACAATGACATTGTCATTGTGGTCATGATTCTTGTGCAAGACATGTGGGATAATCGCACATTGTATGTGGACTCATCCAATGTCAACAAGGTTGTTGAGTCAATCCTTGGTCTGCATTCGGTGAATTTGCTATGAATGCAGGTAAGTACAACAGAAAAATCAATATCTACCAAGTGACAGTTGGCAAAGATAGTCAAGGTTTCATGACTGAGACCAAGACTCTTGTGTTGAGTCCATATGCCTATGTTAAGACAACAAAGGGCATGACTCTAATCAAAAACAACACTGATTTTGAAAAGGCATATACCAATTACACAATTAGATATCCGGTGACGGAGATCACAAGAGACATGCAGATTGAGTTCAATGGCAAGACATACACAATCGAATATCTCAACAATGTGGATGAGGCAAATGTTGAATTAGAAATGCAGTGCAAAGAGGTCACACACTGATGGCTAAATTTGATATACAGTTGCCAACATCCATCATGAAAGACTTTGAGAAGATATACAAGGATTCGGAGAAGATATTCGGAGAGATGACCAAAGCAGGAGCGGAAGTGGTGGAGAAAAACATCATTGCCAATGTTCCGGAGGGAATCCGAAAGAGCAACATGATGAGATGCCTCAGATTGACTAAGGTATACAAGACACCATCTGATGATGGTATCAATACCAAGGTTGGCTTTTTTGGGTATTTCAACAATGAAAATGGCAAACTGACACCTGCTCCATTGGTTGCGAATGTTTATGAATATGGGAGGAGCAATTCTCCATTTCCAAAGCAACCATTTTTGAGAAAGTCATTCAAGAAAAGTGAGATTGAGCAAGCAATGCTCAATAAACAAAAAGAATTGAGTGGAGGTCTATTAGATGAATGAATTGATTGAATCTATTTTCTCCGGTTTCACAGTGGATGGCAAGGAGATTCCGGTCTCATTCCTTTATTACAAAGGACATGGAGAGCCATATGTCACATACATGCAACAGGATGCAGATGGGTCAATGTCTGCGGATGATGAGTTGCAGGGTTATGTTGATTATTATGATTTTGATGTATATGCAAGAGGCAATTTTGTGCCGATAGTTGAGAGAGTGAAGGAAGTTCTAAAAGCCCACAATTTTGTGTGGCAACCTAGCAGGTCAAGTCAAGATTTTTTCGAGACAGATACAGGCTATTATCATAAAACACTTAATTTTGCAATTTTGAAGGAGGACAATTGAAATGGCAAAAGTTGGTTTAAGAAATTTTTTGCTCGGTGTGCTGACAGAGCAGAGTGATGGCTCAGCAACATACGGAAAGGCAGTTAAACCCGCAAAGGCAATCTCATGCAAGGTTGACATCAGCAACAATGATGCCAAGTTATATGCAGATGATTCCCTTGCAGAATCAGACACATCATTTCAGAGTGGCACAGTCACTCTTGGAGTGGACAATGAAGATGATGCGATCATGGCTACAATCCTTGGTCACACCATTGAAAACGGAGAGATGGTTAGAGGTGCAACAGATGTTGCTCCCTATGTCGGCTTAGGTCGAATTGTGACCAAGATGGTTGGTGGTGCTTCCAAGTACAAAGTCGAATTTCTGAGCAAGGTTAAATTTGCTGAGCCATCACAGGAGGATAACACAAGAGGAGAGTCACTTGAGTTCAATACATCTGAATTTGAGGGACAGGTTTCTGCTCTTGCCAATGGTGAATGGTCAAAGACACAGACATTCGATACAATGGCTGAGGCTCAGACATATTTAGAGAGTTTTTTTCAGTCTTGAGTCAGTACACAGTGACATTTGATATGAATGGTGGTACAGGCTCAATTGCACCGGAGACAGTAAATGCAGGAGATTCAATCACACTGCCGGATGGCACAGGAATTGTTGCACCAACAGACATGACATTTGCAGGATGGGCAAGAACATCATCAGCACAGTCAGCAACAGTGACAAGTCCATTCACTCCCACAGGTGATGTCACACTCTATGCGGTATATACTGCGGTATAAATGGCAGGAGCAGAGTCAAATCTGCTCCTATCTATATGAAAGGCATAATGGCAGGAGCAGAGTCACATCTGCTCCTTTTTATTTAGGAGGAAAAATATATGAAGGATTTTAGTAAGGAAATCACATGGAAAGGTCAGACATATAGGCTTGTATTCAACTTGAATGTTATGGAGGCTATACAGGCAGAATATAACTCACTAGATGAGTGGGGAGATTTGTCTGATGGAAAAAATGGAGAGCCGGATGCAAAGGCAGTCATCTTTGGATTCACAGAGATGCTCAATGAGGGCATTGACATTGCGAATGAAGAGAATGGCACAAGCATTCCTCCATTCACACACAGACAGGTTGGCAGACTCATCACAGATATTGGTCTTGCCAATGCAACACAGACTCTCAATGAGACAGTGATTGAGAGCACCAAAGGTGATGAAAAAAACGAGTAGTCCAAGATGAATCCGACCCTATCATTGATTTTTCTTGGTTTTATTTTATTGGTCAAGCAAAACTAGGTTTGACCAATCATGAGATAGGAAGATTGACCATAACAATGTTCAACAAATTATATGGTCATTACAAGGACACATGGGATATTGAGATGAGGCTGACTAATGCCAATATGACATATAGAGAGGCATTCATCAAATCCCAAAAAGAACAGGAATGGTTTTAAGGAGATAGATATGGCAGGATTTGGCGGTGCGGTCAAACTGACCGGAGAATCAGAATATAAGCAAGCATTGAATCAGATCACGCAGAGTCTCAAGGTTGTATCAGCCGAGATGAAAGCCACATCATCCTCATTTTCCGCAGGTGACAAGTCAACAAAAGAGTTGGCACAGGATTCCAAGGAATTGAAGAGTTCTCTTGAGGAGCAGAAAAAGGCTCTCTCAACTCTCAAGACTCAGTTGTCTCAGATGACTGCCGAATATCAAAAGACAGGGCAGAAACATGAGGCATTGGTCAAGGAATATGACAAGGAAAAGCAGAAACTTGATGAGATTGACAAGACTCTTGGCACATCATCCAAGGAATATCAAGAGCAACAGAAGGTTGTGGCTGAGTTATCACAGGAAGTGATGAAGTCTGAAAAAGCCTATGACTCACAGGGCAAGGCAATAAATCAGATGAGAATACAGACTGCCAATGCAGAGACCACAATCAATCAGACAACTCAGTCCATTGATAAGATGGGCAAAGAGTCTGAGGAGAGTGCAAAGCAGGTCAAGAATGCCTCAGACGGATTCACAGTCATGAAGGGTGTTCTTGCCAATCTTGCAACGCAGGCAATTGGAGCATGTGTTCAAGGTCTCAAGCAGATGGGTCATGCAATGGTGGAGGCAGTAAATGAGACTGCATCTCTTGGAGATGAGATTGACAAGGAATCTCAGAAACTTGGACTCTCATCTGACACATATCAAGAATTGTCATATGCAATGGAAATGAGTGGCACATCAATTGATGTGGTAAAAAAAGGCATGATAAACATCAACACTGCATTGGATGGCACACAGAAAGGCGTCAAAGGTGCATCAGATGATTTTGACCAACTTGGTGTATCTCTCAAGGATGCAAATGGCAACATGAAAACACAGGAGCAGGTGTTGATGGATTCCATTGATGCTCTTGCCAAAGTGGAGAATGAGACAGAGAGAAACGCAATAGCAAACAAGATATTTGGCAAATCCTACACAGAGTTGAAACCTTTACTCAATGGAGGCTCTGAGGATATTCATGCATTGATGCAAGAGGCGAAAGACTACGGAATGGTGATGTCACAGGATGCGGTGAAAGCCTCGGCAGATTATGATGATGCCATGACCAAGATGAGTGGCACAATGCAGGGTCTCAGAAACAATATTGCAGGTCAATTTTTGCCATCAATAACAGAGGTTATCAATGGATTTACTGATTTGATAGCAGGTGTGGATGGTGCAGATGAAAGAATGCAGTCCGGAGTGCAGAATTTTGTGAATCAGTTCACAACAATGTTGCCACAGGTGACAGGAATGCTCACAAGCATCTTGGATTCTGTGTTGCAGGTCGCTCCGCAAATCATATCAAGTCTTGTGAGTGGTCTTTTGTCGGCAATTCCTCAGTTGATGCCTACAATGACCACAGTGCTCACAACTCTTGTGCAAAGTCTTGTGAGTATGTTGCCTCAGATTGTGGACACAGGCATAAGGATAATTGTCTACTTGGCAGATGGTATTGCAAAAGCAATTCCGCAGTTGGTTGCCATGTTGCCACAGGTAATCACATCTATTGTAACAGGGGTCGCTCAGTGGATTCCCAACATAGTTCTTGCAGGTGTGAATATCGTCAAGGCATTAGCCACAGGATTGATTGAGGCAATTCCGCAGTTGATAGAGGCATTGCCGGAAATCATCAACAGTCTCATAGATGGGTTGCTGAGTAGTATTCCCATGATTATAAATGCAGGAATACAGTTGTTGACTGCGTTGGTTGATAACTTGCCTGCAATAATTGATGGAATTGTGCAGGCATTGCCGGAGATCATAACAGGTCTCATTGATGGTATATTGGCAAATCTCCCTGCCATTATTGAGGCAGGAGTGCAGTTGATGGTTGCATTGCTGACCAATACACCTGCAATTGTCGCAGGAATAGTCAAAGCGATTCCTCAGATTATACAGGGCATAATCACTGCAATAGTGAGCGAGATTCCTAAGATTGCAGAGGTTGGTGTTCAACTTGTGCAGGGCTTATGGCAGGGCATTTCTGATGCCGGAGAGTGGCTCACAGAGAAAATCAAGGGCTTTGGTCAAAATATTCTTGATGGCATCAAGGGATTCTTTGGAATACACAGTCCATCCACAGTGATGAAAGACCAAGTCGGTGCATTCCTTGCAGAAGGTATAGGCGAGGGATTTACAGATGAGATGAGCAATGTCAATGCTCAGATGCAAAAGGAGGGTGATGAGACAATCCAAGCATTAGCCGGAGGCATGGGAGGAGAGTCATCAACACTCACAACAACCGCAAGCGGTTTGGTGCAGGATATTGTGACAACATTCACTGCAAGCAGTGGAGAATTTGCTCAGATTGGTGCTGAGATAACACGCATGATCAGTGAGGGATTGGCTCAGAGCAGGGCAACAATTCAGATGTTGACCACTCAAATCATTCAGAGCATGCAGATGGCATTCAAGAATGCAAGTTCAGCATTCATGACCATAGGCAAGACAATTATGATGAGCATCAACACAGGCATCAACATGACCAAAGCAACAATCATCAACACTGTGACCATGCTGACAACATCAATGGTCAACACAATTAAGTTGTATATGCCGACATTCCGAGAAGTTGGAATGCAGTTAGCAACACAATTGGAGGTTGGATTCAGTGGAATGAGAGCAAGTCTTGTGAATGTGGCAATGGATGTTACATCATCAATGCTCTCAGCAATTAGAGGATTCTATTCTCAATATTATACAGTAGGGCAGTACATGGCAGAGGGTCTCTCAAGCGGATTCTCAGAACAGGAAGGAAGTCTGACCAATCAAGTCAATGCAATGATGGAGAGAATTGTGGCATCAGCAAGAGAAAAGATGCAAATCAATTCACCATCAAGAGTGTGGGCTGAGATTGGTGGCTATATGGCACAGGGTCTTGATGTTGGATTCGTGAATGAGATGAAAACTGTCACCAAAGATATCAATGGGTCAATGCCCACAAGCATCAAAGGTGCAGTGAATAAGACCGACAAGGTCAATGACATGGTCTCAGCATTCAAAGAGGCTCTATATCAAGTCAAGATTGAGATGGATGATGAGCAGATGGGCAAGTTCGTTGACAAAACTGTTACAGATTTGATTTATGCATAGGGAGGTAAAGGAATGAATTATGTCATTCTTAATGGTGTTAAGAGCACCACAATTCAAGGATTGCTGATTCAGTCCTTGCCTCCAATCTCCAAGCCTCTATTGAGGACAAATATTGAGGAGATTGATGGCAGGGATGGAGACATAGTCACAAGTCTTGGCTATTCAGCATATGACAAAGAGATGTCAATTGGTTTATTCGGTGATTATAACGTTGATGAGGTGATTCACTACTTCAATTCAGAGGGTACAGTCATCTTCTCCAATGAGCCGGATAAATTTTATTATTACAAGATCATTGAGCAGATTGATTTGGAGAGACTAATCAATTTCAAGACTGCCACAGTCACATTCCATGTGCAACCTTTCAAATTTTCGGCAGTTGATGACACAATATCGGTCTCAAAGAATCAGATGAACATCAGAATATACTCAGCCACAAGGCAGGGAGTCGCAATCAGTTCAAGAAATGAGCAGATATCCATTGTCGGACAGGCAACGGACACAACAGAGTTCTATGTTCCCATCAATGCAATGATTCTTGAGCCTATTGAGTACACTCTCAAGGCAACAACAACAGGCACAGGAGCAAATGCGGTGCAGATTCGAGTGATTTCAAGTCTGCCACAGGATTCTGACTCATTCGGTCACACATCTGTGCAGTTGGATGATGGCACAGTCACTCTTGAGAGCACTCCGGAGACAGAAAAAACATTCAACTATATATGGGTAAGGATTGAGAAGGGTGTTGCAATTGATTTGTCATTCAATGTGGAGGTTTTGAATGAAAATCTCAACTCATTCAAGATGCTCAACAGGGGCAACACGATTGCAAGACCGACAATCACCATCTATGGCAATGGAGCAGTTGATTTGATGATCAACGGAGTCAAGTTATTCACTCTAAACATATCAGAGTACATGACCATCAATGCAGTGCAGATGAATGCATACAAGGGTGACACACTTATGAATCGAGCAGTCACAGGAGACTATGCTGATTTGATTCTTAATATTGGCACAAACACAATCTCATGGACAGGTGATGTCAGCAAGGTTGAGGTTGAGGAAGGCTCAAGGTGGATTTAATGAGAACAAATTTTCAGATGGAATATCAGAATATAACAATGATCAAGGGAGACACCTTGGCATTCAATGTTGAGGTGTTTGATGAGAATTATGAGCCAATCACTATTGATTCGGCTCATTTTACTTGTAAAGAAAGACCATCACAGGCAGAGAGCATATTTCAGAAGTCAATAGGCAGTGGAATCTCTCAGAGTGATGGCATCATCACTGTCAGAGTTGCTCCGGAGGACACAAGAGAAGTGGATGAGGGGCGATATTTCTATGACATGGAGATTGGAGTCGGTGATGACATATACACAATCATGATTGGCATCTTGACCATTGAGCAGGATGTCACATTCTAAAGGGAGGAAAAGATGAGCATACAAAATTCACATCAAATCAGTGATGTCAAAGTCATGTTGAAAGTTGGTGCAGATGGTAGCGGTATTGAGTCAATCGAAAAGACAGGCACATCCGGTATTGTAGACACATACACCATCACCATGACAGATGGCACAAAGTCCACATTCACTGTCACAAATGGCTCAAGCATTGAGTCAATCGAAAAGACAAGCACAGTCGGTCTTGTGGACACATACACAATCACCTTGACAAATGGTGATACATCCACATTTGAGGTGCATAATGCATCCGGTGGTGGAATGTTGGCACATATCCTCATCACATCTGATGCAGGGTCAACAGTTACAGTGACCACTCCAAGCGGTGATGTTATAACCGCAACACAGGTGACAGGGTCAACAACTCAGTGGGAGTGCGACACATCAGAATATGGTGTCCACTACATTGATTCAGTGCTTGGTGGAGAAGATGAGCGGGTGACATTGACAGTTGACACATGCAAGGTCTACTCAATTGATGATTCACATGTGCATGCATCAATCACAGTGACATTCCCACAGGGATTCACATGCAGGTGTCAAGGACAGGGCGAGAATTATTATTCAAGTGTGAGTCCATACACATTCAGTGTGCATCACATAGGTGAATACACAATCTCTGCCTCAGATGGTACAACCACATACACTGAGACAGTCACAATCACATCAAGTTCACAGTCGGTGACAATGTATTGTCCGTCAGTTGCCAATGCACCAACAGATGATGTGCAGTTGTGGCTCATGTATGGTGATATCACTGACAAGAATTACACAACTCTTTCAGAGGTGCTTGCAGATACAACAACATACTCAGCATTGATTGCTGACCATGATGCAGTTGACTATTTGAAGAGATCAGTAGGATGGGCAATCAATAAGGGTCTTGTGCCTGTTATGACTAGCAACACAACTCCAAGTGGAGAGTGTATAGCAAGTAGCGTGCATTCAAGTCAATATGATATATATAAGGCATTTGACGGAGATGATTCAACAAATTGGAACTCAAGTACATCAGATAGTTTCGGTAGTGCATATCTTGGATATATGTTTACGAGTCCAATTATTGTAAGCAAAGTGCGATTATATACAAAAACTTGGAGTGGTGGCACAAGAATATCCGCTTTCAAGTTGCAAGGCTATAACGGAAGTAGTTGGGTTGATATTGGTTCGGAAATCACGGGAAGAAGTGATGGAGATACATCTTACAACTTTGATAATTCAACGGCTTATAATGGATATAGGATTCTGATAACGAATGGCACTTCATCAACGATATCAATCGGAGCACTTGCGGTTCAGTTGTTACAATTTTACGCTTACACAGGCAATGGCATAACCGAGGATTCAACCGCAATGTCAATCCTTGGATTGAATAACTATGCATCAGATACACTCCTGTCAGATGCGGATTGGCTTGAGGCGATATGCAATAGTCAGTATTTTGAGAGCGTGTTGAATGTTAAAGTGCCGACTATGACAAGTGACAATACTCCGAGTGGGGAAGTGAGTTCAAAAGATTATTATGATGTTGCGTATCCTTGGAAAGCCTTTGATGGAAGTGATTCTACTTATTATTCACAAGGAGAAGGCACAGATAATAATTGGGTACAGTATCAATTCACAGATAATGTCACAGTTTGTATGGCTAAATGCTTGTTTGAGACAACTATAAGTGCAATCAAACAGAGGTTATCACAAATATTATTCAAAGACGGAAATAATAATGTTGCCAAAACAGTAGTTGTAAGCACATTAGACAGTTCAGACGTTAAATTTATTATGGATAATTTATATAAATCCAACATATTTAGACTTGAAACTGTGAAAAACATATCAGCAGGTGTGTCATTTTACACTATACAATTCTACGGCAGAGAAGATGTATGAGGTAAAAACGCAATGAAAACAATTAGAACAAAAAATCTTTGTGCTTTATGTTCAACAAGTGAT